TATAGATCGCGCCCTTTAGCATCTGTGAATCTCTGAGTCATTGTCACTTCTATAAGTCTGGCTAACTCCCCGTCAGGGCTAGATTTAAGAGCTGCCAGTTTGTCTTTAGGCGACGAATTACTTGAAGTTGATAAGATGGTAGCCCACCGAGTGTGATTCTCCCTCAGCGCGTTCTTCTGCCCTTCCATACGGTTCTTTCCGCGCCCCTGAGAGGTGCAGAACAAGAAGTCCGACAAGACAGCCCCTACCATATTAGTAGTCTCGTCTAAACAAGCTGGGAGACTGTGCATAATGCCCATTATTAACTGGCGTGAGTTATCTGTATCTCTTTCGGCTAGCATGAGTTCTTTGTAATGCCCCCAGATACTATTCTGTACAGCTAAGGCTAGGGATTTCCCCGTACCTGACCTATTACTGGAGAAGTTGACATTCATTCCGTCTAAACCTGTAAACACCATAAGGGGGGCCGCAAATCCGCAAAGTACAGCGAACTGTTTTTCAGCATCTGAGTCCATATAATCTTGAATTCCCTCCGCCCATATGTCTAAGTCACCTACTTCCGCTAGGCTTTTACATATGTCTCTAGTAACACTAGATGGTGGGCTAAACTCCTCTCCTTTTAGAGTAAAATTCCTTTCTCCGATTAGAAACTCAGTTCTATCATCGTTCCAGCCAAAGTGAGTCTTAGCTTTATCAGCCATTCTCTTACGTTGTAGTTCTTTTACGAATGTTGTCGTATACGCCATAATATTACCCATTTGTTTTTGGGATGCCGCCACCCCATAAGTGCTAAGTACGTCTTTAAACTCTTTAGGCGACTGTACTATCTTGAGAGGCACTACGAAGTCTCTAGCCCCGTCGTGGGGGAGCGAGTGTTTCATAAGTACAGTCTCTCCGTCTAAGGGGTCAAATACGCGTCGCGTTATGTATAAATCGTGTTCATAGACCATCACCTCAACTTTTTCGCCGTCCTCGTCCTTAGACTCTTTATATACTCCCCCAGAGGCCCCTTTAAAATAAGGAAATGGTATGTCGTCCATAGTTAATTGAGGACTAGATGCGGTAGTTGTCGCCGTAGAAGATTTATTTGTTTTTAATTGGAATAAACCAGAACTTTCGTCTGGGCGCGTCAGTTCAGATGGTTTTGGAGCCCTAGCAAACTCGCGTCCTAGCTGAATAGGGGATGTTACATTTTGCGTACACTCCTCGCACAGCGCCGGGTTTAAGATACTAAACTCTCGGCATGTATAGGGCCCCGCTGTTTTCCTAGCTTTATTTAATGCTTCTTCTTTGTCGTATCGAGGGTCTTTACTAGATATTCTATGCACCATAGCTTCCCCCTCTACGCACCGAATAGCTATTGATAGCCCTCCCCGCCACAATGGTTCTTCCAACCCTTCCTGATTACTTACGATATTAACTAACTGCGCGCACCCTTTACCTCTTAAGCTTTTACGCATTATCAGGGGAAAACTACTTTGGGAGTCGGAGTTTGGTGTTGTTTTAGACGTTACAGGAATAGGTGCCGGTAACGCTTTTACAGGTATAACATCTTTCAGCCTCGCTATGCTTGACGCGACGCCTACAACCGATACTTCTACCTTAAGTGGCGGTTCACCTTTAAAGTTTAGTGTATTTGGTACTCTTAATATTCTAGCTGTATCCGCAGTTACTACAGCATCTGCCGCAAGCTCGTGAGATACGCAAAGGGCCTTCAACCCTTCAGCTAATGGTTTCCATTCCTCTGCACTTATAGGTTCTTCTAGAGGCCAATAAACATGCCACCCCCGCCCCGAATTTATTATAGTAGGCTTAGGAAGCCTTGTAGCTTTAACAAAAGTCTTTACGGCGGATAGACCTTCAGCCTGTGATGCGTACGGTTTACCTGCACCGCAATCTATATCAAGCCATAAGCTTTTTAAGTGAGCGACGTTAACCCCAGTGCGCTTTGTAGGGGTACTAAAAGACGCTAGAGCGTAGTATACGTCCGCGCCGTCCGATGATAATTTGGTAGACCGCGTTACAATATCGGCCTTTGACTCTACAAAGCTCTGGCGCACAGCTCCATTAGTTATACCTACGGAACAGTAATATCCTGTGTCAGGAAGCACTGAATCAAGAAATTCGGTGTTGTCCATAGCTATATCTCCTACCAGTGAAAATGCAATGGCCGCTTAATGCGGCCATCGTGACTATACTCTTAAAAGTTCTAGTCGTCCCACCCGTCTAAGATATCAGCTACGTTAGCGTCCTTTAAAGATACTTCTTCATCCGGTCTCGCTTTGTTATCGGCTAGCTTAGGGCCTTTAGGAGCGGGAGCTGGAGCTGGTTTAGGGGCCGCCATTGAAGCTGGAGCTGGAGCCGGTTCGCCACCCATACTTCCGTATGACGGAATAGCTACGCGTTCTTTGGCTTCATCGGATTCTCCGCGCTGAATAGCGATCTTCCATTGGTCATCAGTAAGAGGTCTAAGTGGCTTAAACGTTATTTTAGGAGTTGAGCTATTAATATCGAACTTAGCTTCAGTTACCACTGATACCATAGACGCTTGGAATTTATCCAGAAACCTAGTGTAAGCTTCTAAAGCCATATTAGTTTCAGCCTTAGGGTCTCCAAAGATAGACATTGCTGGCAATTTCAAAGTATAAATATCACCCTCTAAGTCGCCGTCTAATAATACCGCCACTGTACGAGAGTACGAACAAGCTCTGGAATTGCCATTACCCGACCCTTTAACGTTCTGAGGGCAAGTAGAGCATCTAGAGGACTGAGGGTTGCCTACAGTCGCATGCGGAGCTTTACCGTCGTCTGACCAACAAACGGGGGGTGTAAATGTGTCAGGGTTGTACTCAGCCGAGTAATACGTTCTGTGGGTATACTGAGCTACTCTGATTATAATAAGGTTCATCGCCTTGTCTTCGTTAACAGCTATTTGCTCTCCGTTAACCATCATGCGCCATACAGACCCACGAATACTAATACGTTTACCACCTAGTGAGTTATCGCCGCCGATTAAAGCTTTAGTTAGCTCATCCCGCTCACCAGTTCGCATATGCGCTGGTAGCTGTACGCCCTTCTCAAATAGAGATACTTCGTTTTTATCGCTCATGTGTTGGCTCCTGTGACACTTTGTTGTTCAAGATTATTAAGAAATTCTAGTAATGACGATCTTCTGTACATAACTTTTCGACCATTTTTAATAAAGGGCAATTGGTCATGTTGCCTCATCATATATAATTTACTTAAAGATACACTAAGAACTTTAGCGGCATCTTCTGAGTTAAGATACTCCGGTTGCTCTTGCATTTTATTTTCCTCGTCTAACGGTTACGGAATAACGGCTATCAGCCGCGATTGGGGGTACTGATTCAGCATTTTCAGCTAAAAACTCTTTCATGTTTGATTGGTGAATTCTCCTCTCAAATAAGTCAACAGCATCATTCTCTAGTGCAAATAATTTAAACGCGTCCCAGTCAGGCGCCCAATACCTAGTCTTAGTAGTACGAAACGCAGTTCCGTTATCAGTTTTAAGGCTCGTTACGTTTAACCCCTCCATAGATTCCATAAGTGCTGATTCTATAGTGGATAGTTGGCTTTTGAGTTCGGCATCTTTTTCATCAAACTTGTGCTTAAGCTCGTTTCTTACGTCTCTAATTTTAATATATGTAGTTACAAGTCTTCCTGCATCCATATCGCTCCTCCTATTCATCGTGTAGTTCGTCTTCATACAAAGACGTTAGTTGTTTGTGGGCTAATTCCTTAGCTTCTAGCGCTCTATATACCTTTTTTTCTACAGGAGACCCCGTTAGTTTAATTACCGTCATCTTGTTAAGTTGAGATGGTCTATTTATTCGTTCATTAGCTTGTAGCCATGTTTCAACCGAAGCTATTGGCCCGAACCAAACAATAGTATTAGCGGCGGTTAGCGTCACCCCATGTGCAGCACTCTGAGGTTGTACTACTAATACATGAGGGTCGGTTTCCTTTTGAAATCTATTAAATATAGTGGCCCGTTTACCCGCTGATACAGCTCCATTTATAGTTTCCGCTGAAATTCCTTCTTTATCTAGTCGAGCGCGGACTAACTCAATAGCATGCCTAAACGGCACAAAAACTATAGTCTTGTGGCTAGCCTCCCGAATAGCGCTAACCATCTCGTGCAGTCGACTTTCAGCATCGAACTCTACTACCTTACCTGAATCAGAATAGACAGCTCCACATGATATTTGCAGTAACTTTGTAAGCCCCGCCGCGGCATGTACTGCTGTTATAGTTTCTCCGGCGGCTACTGTGAGTTGTTGAGACTTAATAGCTTTGTAGTACTTAATCTGTTGGGATGTCAGTTGTACTTCTCGCGTCTGATACGTTATGTCTGGGAGATCTAAACACGCCTCTTTAGTAAATCGTATTGCTGGTTGAAGAGCCTCACCTACTAAAGTAGTGGCGTTAGGGTGGGGAGACCACACGAACTGGCTCATCTTAATCATAACTTTATCCCGCCACGCCCCGAAGTATCTAGGCACTCTATTGGGGTTTACTAACTTAGCTAGACCAAAGGCATCGACAGGTGATTGAGCGGCTGGAGTGCCTGTCATCATCCACAGCTTAGTCGCGGGATTTAGAATTCTATTAAATGCTTTCCAACGTCTAGTAGATGTAGTTTTTACGAAGTTGCACTCATCAGCTATGATTAAATCAAACTTATTCACAAGCAAAGACTCAGTAATAGGGATACCGTCGTAGTTTATTACCACGAACTCATGGTCGCCCTCTAATACAGCTTCTCTTTTCTTTTTAGACCCATGAGCTACTGCCGCTGTGCGGTGCATGACCAGACTGAACAAATCATTTAACCATGCCGAGTACATAACTGATACAGGGCAAACTATTAGTACGCGTTTTATATCTCCTACAGACATTAAGTAGTCCGCCGCCCATATAGCCGATGCAGTTTTACCTGTCCCCTGCTCTGAAAAGCAGAATGATCTATTATTTAATGTTAGAAACTCAGCGGTGGTTTTCTGATGGTCATAAGGGGTAAATGATCCGGGCCATTTATAGTTTTGTCGTATAGGAGACGGAGTATCACGGATTTTTAAATTAGTTAAGCGCCTTGCATTTTCTAGTGTCCATTTAACAAACACCGAGTGTTCGCCCATTGGACGGCTCATCGGTATTGCTGTGAGAATCTTCTGGCGATTCCTCACCCTAAGGTGGAGGTTTCCACCGTCGACTATATCCATTTATGCGCTCCTTAGTAAAGATGTTATAGCCAGTATACACCGGCTATAACAAGTGTCAACTACTTTTTAGACTTTTTAGTCGCTCGTCGTTTGGACGCAACGGCGCCGCTTGAGGTACGTTTATATGAGCGATTTTTACTAGCGGGGACTGCTCGTAAGTTACTTCTTTTGTTAGATCCACCTTTGGTAAGCGGCTTCTTATGGTCTACATCCTTGCCATCACCTTTACGCACTTTGCCTTCTTTCATTAATTTATATCTAGCTCTGTTACGTGCGGCGCGACGTTTCTTCACATCAGGGCGCCCGTCGTATTGACGCTCCTGCTTATAGTCTCTATCTTTCTTGTTCTTGTAAGGCATATCAATCTCCGTGATACTCACAATGTTCAACTGGACACCAGTTTCTACATAGTCCGTTAGGCTTAGGATGCCATTGATCGCTATCAAATGAACTGTCTAACAGAGCTACTCTGGATTTCCAACTATCCCACATTAGGTCATCGCCGACGCTGGTGTACTCGGCTTTTATTACTTTATTATGCACCATAAATACTG